CGCTATCGAGCGCGAGGCAGCGAGCGCGCCCTACCGCAAGGCGAGACAGGGCGAGTTGGATCTACCTGCATGACGCCAGGCTGTTCCGTTGCCTGCTGCGAACCCCGCACCCCGAGGTTGTGGGATGGGCTTGCGTCGCGCGCGCAGTTGCGTGGCCCCATCGCGAACCTGAACGAGCGGGGGCATCCGGGAGTGGGTCCTCCCCCGGCACCCTCCCTTGCGGGTAATGCGGAGCGCAATTCGCGTGTAGTCAGTCCGTCGGGAAGTTACTGAAATGACTGCGACGAACTACAGCGATGTCCTGCACCAGCTGCAAGATTTTGGCCTGCTGATTCCGCCCGCTGAAGGGCTGCGAATCGGCACGCACAAGCCGGTGCGGGTGTTCACGCAGGATGGTGGGCGCGAGAAACGCGGCTGGTACCTGCTGAAGGAATGGTCGCCATCCGCGGATCGCCTCCTGATCGTCGGCAGCTTCGGCATCTGGCGCGGCAACGAGAAACACGCGCAGAAAATCGCGCTACCGAAAGACGACACCGGCCGCGTCACGCCCGAGCAACGCGCGGCGATGCGGCGGGTGTGGGAAGACGCCGCCCGCGCCGCCGAGCTACAGCGCAAGCAAGAGGCCGAAGCCGCCGCCAACCGCGCGTCGAAAGCCTGGGCACGCCTGTTGCCGGACGGCGACTCGCCCTACCTCGCGGCCAAGGGCGTCATCGGCTACGGGCTGAAGTACACCGAGCACGGCACGGCCGTGGTGCCGCTCACCGACACCGGCGCGCGGATCCACGGCCTGCAATTCCTGCGCACGCCGCAGCAGGCGAAGGAAGGCCGCCGGCCGGTCAAAGAATTCTGGCCGCCGGGCATCGCCAAGAAAGGCCACTTCCACCTGATCGGCCACCAGCCGCACTGGATTGTGCTGGTCGCGGAAGGCTACGCCACCGCCGCCACGCTGCATGCGGCCACCGGCTACCCGGTCGCGGTCGCGTTCGATGCCGGCAACCTGAAGCCCGTCGCGGAAGCCCTGCGCCAGCGCTACAAACAGGCGAAGGTGCTGGTCTGCGCGGATGACGACATCCTGGGCAAGTGCATCGACGCGAAGTGCAAGGCGCGCATCGCGCTGCCCGTACATCCGGTGGACTGCCCGGCCTGCGGCAAGCCGCACGGCTACACGAATGCCGGCGTCGATAGCGCCAGTGCCGCGGCAATGGAGGCCCGCGGCGAGTGGGTCATGCCGCGTTTCACCGACCAGGCCGCGCGCATCGCGAAGTGGCTGGACGGCAAGGGCAAAGACTCCGACTTCAACGACCTCCACGCACTGGAAGGCCTCAGCGCCGTCGGGGCGCAGGTCGCCGCCCGTCTCACGGAGCTTCACTGGGACCCGCCGCAGCTGCGCGCGGTGCCATCCCTTCAGCCCGGGGGGCGGGGCGCAAAGCTCAAACCGATCCTGTTCCTGGAAGACCTGCTGAAACGCTACGCCTACGTCTACGGCAGCAGCGAAGCGGTGTTCGATCGGCAGGAACACGTGCTGGTGAAGCTCACCGACATGCGCAACCTGTGCATCCGGTCGGACTTGCACAAGGCGTGGATGGAACATCCCGATCGCGATGTCGTGCGCCTGGAGGAAATCGGCTTCGATCCCGCGTGCGAGGATCCGAACATCACCTGCAACCTGTGGGCCGGCTGGCCTACGGACGCGAAGGAAGGCGAGTGCCAGCGCCTGCTGGATCACCTGTACTACCTCTGCAGCGCGGAACGCAACGCGCGGGAGGTGTACGACTGGGTGCTCAAATGGCTGGCGTACCCGCTGCAGCACCCCGGCGCAAAGATGCGCAGCACCGTGGTGCTGCATGGCGGGCAGGGCACCGGCAAGAACGTGATCTTTGAAGCCGTGATGCGGATCTACGGTATCTACGGCCGCATCCTCGGTCAGGACGCACTGGACGACAAGCACAACGATTGGGCCAGCCGAAAACTGTTCCTGATCGCGGACGAAGTGGTGGCGCAAGCCAACCGGTTCGACCTGAAAAACAAGCTGAAAACCTTCGTGACCGGCACGCAGGTGCGGATCAATCCAAAGCACATCGCCGCCTACGACGAAGCCAATCACGTCAACCTGGTCTTCCTGTCCAACGAGAAAATGCCGGTCGTGCTGGAGGAAGACGATCGGCGGCACTGCATCATCTGGACGCCACCGGCGCGGGAAGACGCCTACTACATCGCGCTGGCAAAGGAGATGGAGGAAGGCGGCATCGCCGCGCTGCATCACCACCTGCTGAACCTGGATCTCAGCAAGTTCAACGAGCACAGCAAGCCGCCGCTGACCGAGTCCAAGGAAGACCTGATCGAGTTGGCGCTCGACACGCCGGAAGCGTTCGCGGATGCCTTGCTCTCCGGGGACCTGCTGCCGCTCAGGGCCATGCCCGGCCGCACGCTGGACTGGTACGCCCTTTATCAGCACTGGTGTACCCGGGTCGGCCAGCCGGCCGCGTCCATGAAGCGCTTCGTCAACTCGCTCAAGCACAAGCGACGGTTCCGCTCGGAACGAAAATGCTGGCGGCAGTTCGACGGCACCATCGGCAACGCCATCGCCGTGCTCACCTTCGGCAACACCGCGCCTGCGGGCCAGACCGATGCGGACTGGTTGGCCGCGCAAATCGAGACCTTCGACAAGATCCGCCAGGACTACAAAAACGGCGTGGTCATCCCCGGCCGGGGTGGGTCATGACCCCGCGCGCCCCACTTCCTGCGGCTTCTGCGGTCACGTCTGCGGGGTTTTCTGCGGTCAGAGATGGCGCTACTGCGCCGTTCTGCGGCTTCTGCGGGGTTCCCAGCGCTCCCCCGTACACGGGTACGGGCGCGCACCTGCGCCCACACGCGCCCGCCCATGCGCACACACGGGCTGCGTGCCCGCAGATGCCGCAGATGCCGCAGGAACGCAGCTGTGGTGCGGGTTTCGTGTCCGCGCCATCCCGCAGTCGATGCCGCAGGGGCAGGCCCGTGGCCGCAGAACGTCGCGCGCGCGTCTCTCTCAGCTTCGATTCTCGAAAAAAAAGGGAAGAGGAGAGAGCCGATGGTTGACCTGCCGGCGACGGAAGGCTTTTCGGAGTTCGCGCGGCGGATTGGCTGCAAGCCGTCCTATGTCACCTCGCTGCGCCTGGCCAACCGGCTGGTGCTGACCCCCGACGGCAAGGCCGTGCAGGTGCGCGAGTCCATCGATCGCATCCGCGCCACCGCCTCGCCGGAGTGGGACGGCGTGGCCCAGCGCCATGCCGACGCCCGCGGCGCGGCACTGGGCGACGCACCGGCGCTGCCCAGCGCGCCGGATGCCAGCGGCATGGACGATGACGGCCACACAGACGACGACGCGCCCGCCGCCAAGGCCGGCCAGCCGCAGGACGACGATCAGCTGCGCACCCGCCGTGCCAAGCGCATGAGCGCGGAACTGCAGGCCGCGCAGGACCGGCTGGACTACCAGCAGCGCATCGGCCAGCTGGTGAACGCCGACCAGGCGCGCGCCGCCGCGGCGGAAATGGGCACCACCGTCCGCCGCCGCCTGGAGTCGCTGCCCACCCTGGTGTCGTCGCAGGTGGATGAACGCCAGCGCGACCACGTCTTCGCCTTCGTCACCGACCTGGTGGAAGACACCCTGTCCGACCTGGAACGCGCCTTCACGCGCGCCACCGCACGCAAGGAACCCGCATGAACGTCGCGCACATTCACGCATTGGCGCATGCCGTCGCCAGCGCAGGGTTCGTCTACCTGCCGGAGTGGAACGACAACGGCCATATCCGCCTGTTCGATGGTGCGGGTGCCGCCATCGACGCGGATCAAGGTACCGCGCGTCTCGTGCTGGCTCGAATCAATGCCCGCCAAGAATGCGGAAGCGTCGATGCACCGCTCTCTGTGCATGCGCGGCGGCACCGCAAGTACCGCAATGACATGGAATGGCTGCGGCTCCTGTACGCACAGCCCGGCGCATCGCGCATCGGGTGGGGGAGCGTGCCGTACCGCTGCGCGCGAGCCGGATACACCACGGTGCGCGTTGGCATTGAACGCCTGACACCGGCCGGCCTCGACGCCTTCGATTTCCACTGGATGCCATTTTGAGGACGCACGCAATGGAACCGCAGAACAACACGCCCGCCATCCAGCACCTGCCGCTGTCCACGCTGTCCGCCTATGACGGCAACAGCCGCACGCACAGCAGCGAGCAGATCGACAGCCTCGCATCCAGCCTGCGCAAGTTCGGCATGGTCGGTGCCATCGTGGTCCGCCATGGCGTGATCGCGAAAGGGCACGGCACCCTGGCCGCAATCAGCGCGATCTACGCCGCGGGCGACGCGCTCTACCCGGCACCGGGCCGCGATGCCGGCGCGCAGCCCTATCCGCCTGGCACCGTGCCGGTGCTCACGGTGGATGGCTGGACGGACGCGCAATTCCGCGCCTACGTCATCGCCGACAACCGCTTGGGCGAACTCAGCAGCTGGGACATGGCGAAGCTGGCCAGCGAGGTGGAAGACCTCGCCATCGATTCCGACGGCGACTTCGACATCGCAGACCTCGGCTTCGATGCGGATGCCTTCGCTGCGCTGGATCTGCATCTGGACGTCGAGCTGGAGCCGGCGAACGCGCCCGCGCCCGCAGTGGCCAAGGCGGCGCGCGAGCAGGCGCAGGCCAGCGGCACCGCGCCCACGCCAGACGACTACGCAGACATCGCGCAAGGCGCGACCACGGCGGGCGAGGGCAAGGGCATCCAGTACCCGCTGATCCTGCAGCTCAACAAGCCCACGTTTCAGCAGTGGCGCAAGTTCAAGGGCAAGCGCAGCGACAGCGAAGCCATCGCCGCGCAGCTGGCCATGGCTGATCGCCATGCGGCGTTGCTGGTCGTGGCGAAGTCTCTGGAGGCTCGCGGCTGGTTTGCGGAAGCGCACGCCGACGATGCTGAAACCGCGAGCGATATGGCGGCAATGCGTGACCTGCTGGCGTCGGAGTCCGCGCCGTGAGCATCCGCCCCTACACCGGTGAATACCTGGTCTCGCCCGTGCCGCTGCACATGGGCCTGAACTGGTGTACGCACGGCTGCTTCTACTGCTTCGCCAACCTCAACCGGCCGGGCCGCCGCGCGGACTATCCCGGCATCCAGCAGTTCCTGGGCAAGGTCCAGCGCAAGTCCGCCGGCAAGGACATCGCGGCCATGCTCGCGCTCGCCGGTCACCCGATCATGGCCAGCAATGACAGCGACCCGTTCGCCGCGTCCAACGGTGCGCAGAACATCGCGCTCATGGACGCGATGGTCGACATGGGCCTGCGCTTCAGCTTCCAGACCCGCGGCGGCGATGGCGCGGAAGCCATGCTGCAGCGGCACCCGCCCACCATGGTCTACATCAGCTTCACCACGGACATGGAATCCGTGCGCAAGCAAGCGGAGCCGGGCGCGCCCAGCTTTGACGCGCGCAAGGCGCTGGCGCTGGCGGCGAAGGCGGCGGGCCATCACGTGGTGGCGGGCATCAATCCGTTTTTCCCACCGTGGTGGAACGATATCGAGGGCTTTGTGGAATGGCTGGCTGCCAACGGCATCCGCCATGCGTGGATCGGCGAACCGCATCTGAATTACCAGCAGGAACGCGCCATGACGGCGAAGGTGCGCGCGCGCTTCGCCGGTGAAATCGCCTACTTCAAGGCGGGGCACAGCATGCGCCCGCCGGCATGGCCCATGCTGCGTGAGTTGTGCGACCAGGTGGGCATCAACACCTTCACCGGCACCACCAGCGCGCACGGCGGATTCTGGGATCCGTACTTCGCGCTCGGCTTCCCGCAGTGGCCCACGCTGGAAGGCTGGTTCGACCACCTGCGCACGCAGGGCCGCGCCGTCGCCTTCACCTTCGATGCGTTCCACGCTTGGGCAGACCGCACCGCCGGCTTCGCGTCTTCGGGCTGGAAGGAATACATCGCCGGCATCGGCCGCAGCATCCGCAACGTGGGCGGCGACCAGCGCGCCAACACGCTGGCGGAGGTGCACGACTTCCTCTGGCGGATCCATGAATTCCCCACACGCCTGCGCCACGACGACGTGTTCATCGCCACGCAGGACGGCGCGATCGCCGCCGACGCACAGGGGCGCTTTGTCCTGGTCTACGCCCCGGACCAGCCCGCCAACAACACCGGACGCTTCGACCTGTATGCGTGCGATGCGGATGTGGGGCTGGATGAAGACCTGGACCCCACCCCGTGAAAGGAGACATGACATGGCCAGTGCAGGCGGTCGGTTCCACACCACGAAGCGCAGCGGCAACCGCTTCTTCGCTCGCAAGGGCGAGTCGATCCAAAAAGCGCGCTCGCGTTACCGCTGAGGCGGTGAGCGTTAGGTAGTCCCGTGCCCGTCGTTCGCGGCGGGCACGTCTTCGGATCAATGCAACTCCACGCAATAGAGGAAACGAAATGTCCAAGATGCGCGCAAAACTCGTGGTGCAGAGCGTCACCAAACACCAGTCCGGCGAGACCTTGAAGTTCGCCGCCGTGTGTCGCAAGGATGCCTATCCAGCGGACGGCAGCGACGAGAACAACACCTTCGCCAAGTTCACGCCATCGGCGTCCTGCGAGATGTTCGTAGCCAACCCAGAACTGCACGGCCAGTTCCAGCCTGGCGATGAGTACTACGTCGACTTCATCAAGGCCGGCTGATCGAAGGCTGCCGCGCTCTGCAATAGCGGAGCGTGGCAGCGAATTGCATGGGACTCGCCTCCGCCCACGATGTCATGTACGCCGCGTTCAAGCGCACGGTCGCCCCGCGCCGCAAATCGCTGGTGTCCGCGTGGGCGACGGAGCATCGCAGGCTGTCACCGAAGGGGAGCGCCGAGCCGTTCCCCTGGAACAACATGCGCAACCCGCTGCAGGTCGAGATCATGGACTGCGGCAGTGCGAGCTGGGCGGTCACCGACATGGTGGCCATCCTGCCGATCCAGTTCGGCAAATCGGAGATCGAGGCCAACATCCTCGGGTACACGATCACCGAAAACCCGATGCCGATCATCGTCGCGCTGCCGGGCGAAGTGTCGATGAACAAGTTCATCGATCAGAAACTGAACCCGCTGATCGATGAAACCGAGGCCATCCAGAAAGCGCTGGTCAGTCTCAACACCCGGGAATCCTCCAATCGCCGCACGTTCAAGGACTTTGAAGGCGGGCAGCTCTACATCGAGCACGCGGGTGATGCCAAGCGCCTGAAATCCACCTCTGCCGGTCTGGTGCTGGGCGATGAGTTTTCCAGCTTCGCCAATGAACTGCGCTCCGGCGACGATCCCGTGGCCTTGCTCGACGGCCGTACCACGGCGTTCACCCGTGCCAAGCGCATCAAGGTGGGCACGCCGGAGACGGAAGGCAATTGCCGGCTGTCCGATGCGTGGGAAGTCTCTGACCAGCGGAAGTTCCACATCGAGTGCCCGGACTGCAAACACACGCAGCCCATGGAATGGTCTGGTCTGCAGTGGACGCCCGACGCCAACGAATGCTGGTACGCCTGCCGCGCCTGTGAATTCAAGATCGAGGAATACCAGAAGACAGAACTGATCGCCGATGCGTTCCGGCGCAACCGCGCGGGCGAGCAGGGCATCGGGTGGGTACCGAAATTCCCGGAGCGCAAGGCGCGTGGCTACCGCGCCAACGGCCTGTATTACCCGGCCGGCCTGGGCCTGACCTGGCTGGGCATGATTCGGGAGTTCCTGGCCGCACTGAATGACCCGGCCGCACTGAAGACCTTCCTCAATGATCGCCTCGCGGAGACATGGAAAAGCAAGGCAACACCGAAGGAAGCGGAACTGCGCGACCGCACGGAGCCCTATCGCCTGCGCACCGCGCCGCATGGCGTGCTGGCCGTCACCGCGGGCGTGGACACGCAGGACAACCGCCTGGCCGTGGTCATCCTGGGCTGGGGCCGCGGCCTGACCTGTTGGGTGCTGGACTACATCGAGTTGCCCGGCGACCCTGCCGAGCCGCAGGTGTGGACCGCACTCACCGACCTGTTGAATCGCCCCGTCCAGCACGCCAGCGGCGCGATGCTGCGCGTGGAAGCGGTGGCGATCGATGCCGGCGGTCACCGCACGGAAGACGTGAAGCACTTCGCCCGCCAGCGCCGCGTGCGCCGGCCGATGGCCATCTTCGGGTCGCGCAGTGCCAACGCGCCGGTACTGGGCCGCCCGGTCTGGCAGGACGTGAACTGGCAGGGCAAGGTCGACAAAAAGGGCGTGCAGACCTATCAGGTCGGCGGCATCGAGATTACCCACCGGCTCTATGCCTGGCTGGGCGCGGACACGGAGAAAGAGCCGGACAAGCGCCGCATCCACCTGAGCGCCGAGCTGGACGATGCCTTTCTGGGCGGCCTGGTGTCTGAGGTGTGGAACCCCCGCAAAGGCCGCTACGACCATCGCAAGGGCGCGCCCCGCAACGAGCCGCTGGACACCGTCAAATACGCCTACGCCGCGGCGCATCACCACGAACTGCGCTTGCACCGCCACACCGCTGCAGACTGGGACGCCCGCGAAAAACGCCTGCGTGAGAGCGCGGATCCGCTCGCGGTGCCTGCCATGGATTCCCGTGAAACATCGGAGCCGGTGGCCGGTGCGGATGTTCCGCCACCGGAGCATGCCGGCACGAATGTTCCACGGGAATCCAACGCACCCGCCCCGGTGAGTGCCGTGGGCCTGCGCACCATTGTGTTTGAACTGGTCGGCAAGGCAGAGCGTGACCGCGGGCAGCCCGCCACGGATGCGCAACTGGCCCGCTGGCACGCTGCCGTGCCGGCCAACGCCGACGAACGCGGCCTGCAGCACGAGTTGCTGTCCGCGCTGGAGCTGGCGCACGCCGTGCCGTCGATGCTCCCGGATGACCTTCTGGACAAGGCCAAGCGGTTCCTGTCCGGCTTGCCGGTGGCGCATACCGGCCCGCGCAAGCGTGGCCGTGGCGTGCGTAGTCGGGGCCTGCATTGAGCCGCGGCCCGGAGCCGTCGCTGGCCAACCGCCTGGCGCGCTGGGCGGAGCGGCACTGCCACGCGCATGGCCGGCTGTCGCTGGACGTGCTGCAGGCTATTGGCCAGCCCGCCGCAAATGACGCGGACGGGCAGGCCGATGCCGACATCGACCGCATCGTGCAACGCATGGTCGCCGCCGGCCGCTGGAAGGAAGCCCGCGTGCTGCTGGTCGAATACGCCATGCCGGACGCCACCGAAGCCCTGCGGCTCCACCGCCTGCAGCGGCTGGGGCTCACGATCAGCCGGCGGTCGTACTACACGTATCTGGACGCCGCCCACGCATGCCTGGAAGTCGCGCTGCCGCCTGTTTCGTGACGCCGGGCACAGAATCGAACCCGAACCGCTTGCGCGGTGCGATTAGGTAGGATAAGGTATTACCCATGCCGCAGGTAAGCGGCACGCCAGCCGGGGCAACCGGTATCCAACACGCCGGCGGGCATGGCCCGGATGGCGCAGGAGCCCAAGCATGAACAGCATTGCCAGCAAGATCGAAATCGGTCGCGGTGTCTATTACTCCGCCGGTTACGGCGGCATCGATGGCCACGGCGTCATCGTTGCCGTGCACGGCACCCCCAACCCGGCACCGGCTCAGACCATCCATCGCGGCGTTGGCCGCATCATCCGCGCCAATGACTGCAGCGTGGATGTGATCCTGTTCGATGGCCGCCGCCTGTCCGGCGTCAATCAGTGCGGCATCGATGCGGTGGGCATCGGGATCAAGCTGCGCGATGAAGTGCACAGCGCCGCCACCGTGGCCAACGCGCACCAACTGGCCGCGAAGCGCGCTGCTGAGGACGCGCTGGCCAAGGTGTCCGCCCGCGACACGTTTGAACGCACCGAGGCGGCCCGCGTCATCGCCGCTGCGCCGCTGTTCTACTGGAACGGGATCAAGGATGCCAAGGGCGAAAAGCTGCAGCGCTGCTGGTACAGCGCCAGTTCCATGCAGGACATGCCCGAAGGCACCATCACCATCTACGCCCGCGACTACGCGCGTTTCAGTGGCCTGGTGCGTTCCTGCTTTGCGGTGCAGAACGACACTGACATCATGGTGGATTACTTCGACAATGACCGGATCCGCGTCATTCCGGCGCATCCGCTTTACCCGCAGGTGCTCGCCGCGATGGATGCCTGCGCCGCCCACTCCGCCAAGCGCGTAGCGAAGCGCAACGGCGGTGCCGCATGAAGCGCTTCCCGCTGGACCTGTTCGACCGCTATGACGTGGCCAACCCCAGCGCGGCGGTGCCTGCCGCGCTGCTGTCGCCGGATGGCCGCTACAGCTGCGACGGCTGCGAAGCACTCACCGAACGCGGCGCATTGGCCGCGTGCCAGGCCGGCTATTTCTGCAGCGGCTGCGCGCCGTCCCACGCCGCGCCGCCTGCGCGGCCCATGCAAGCGGACGATGTGGAATTCGTTGAGGTGATCGAAACGGCGAGCGGTGCGCTGGTCGTGGCGGTGTTCGATGAGGAAGCGGAACTGCTGGGGCTGTTTGAAGGGTTCGAGCACCGCATCCGCATCGCGCAGGACGTGCGTGCCGTGCTGCAGTGCCCGGCGGATGGCGTGCCGCAGGACTGGCCCGCGCCCTGCGCCAAACCGCAGGCCACGTATGATCGGCTGACCGCGCGGGCGACCGCCTACAGCGTCATCGGGCGCTGGTCGCGGGGCGCGGGCCTGGACCTGCGCGAGTTGCGTTTGTCGCGGTTGCTGGGGCGTGGCCCGCGCAACATTCTGGCGTCGCCGCTGGCGGCTTGAATTCCTAACCGGAGAGACGCTATGGAACACGAAGACTTGATGCGTGATGTTTACATGACGCGAGAGCAGCGCGAGGCATACGAACAGATATGCAAGAACGCGAAACGATACCTGTGGCTACGAAACGGGAATGCCTATGTGCCGGAAGAACAAGGCGTAACAGGCGGAGACGATCTCGACGCATTAATCGACGGAATGCCAGCCGATTACGGCTGGGCTAAAGATTAGCTAGCGATCCAAGGAACAACCATGCCAAAGAAATCCCTCTACATCCCCGACGCCATCGACGCCATCATTGATGCCAGCGAAGCCGAGTCCTACTCCGGCCGCGTGAGCTACCTGATCGCCCTGGCGCACATGCTGGCGTCCGGCAGCGGGGCCAAGCTGTCCCCCGCAGAGTGGACAGCGGTGTCCATGGCCGTCGACGGCTACGTGCCGAACTACGAAATCGGCGTGGAAGCCGTGCTGCGCGGTGCCTGGCATGCGGTGTTCGACCACGGCCTGAGCGCCAAGAAATTCCCGGGCCTCGCGCGCAAGCTGTCGGAAATGACACTGGGGCAGCAAGCCGAGGTGTTTGAACAGGCGCGGGTGATGGCGCGCGCGGCGAACTTGAAGGCAGGGGCATAGCATGGACGCCGATGTCGACCTGATGCGCGATGTCTACATGACGCGCGAACAGCGCCAGGCGTTTGATCGATTGCAAAAGGATGCGCAACGGTACCGATGGCTGCGCGCCCGCGATCCGTCGGCGCTGCTTTCATGCGCGTGGGGTGCGAGCAGGCAAGCCTGCGACTTCGGTGAAGATCCGGACGCGGCGATCGACGCCGCGATGCGCGATGTCGGGTAGCGATTGAGGGACAAACCCCCTAGAACCTAAGCGTGGCGCGGGGTTTGCGTGCGCACGTGATATGACAATGATGGGTAGCCAGCACGCAACGAAGCTGGCACATGCCCACCACGCAGGAACGCCTGGACCAAGCCAAAGACGCCCGCCATAAGCTGGCGATCGGCAAGGCGCGTGTGTCGGTGGGCTACGGCGACACGCGGGTGGAATACACGCCCGCCACGCTGAAAGACCTGAACCGGTACATCCGCGGTTTGGAAGCCCAGCTGTCCGGCGTCAAGCCCGCGCGCAACCGCATCCGCTACGGGGTGCCGGACTGATGGCGGACGGCAGCGCCAGCATCGCGCGCAACCGCTTGGCGTCGGCCATCGCTCAGGACCACGTGGAGCGCGCACGCGCGCAGCCGGTGCCGGGCGCGGCGATGGAGCCCACGGAAGTGCAGGGCACGCGCTGGCGCGGTGCGTCCAAGTCCCTGCGCAGCATGGCCAACTGGGCGGCCGGGATCGGTAGCGCCACGTCGGACCAGCCCAGTCACGAGCAGCGCACCATGCGCGCGCGTTCACGCGATGCGATGCGCAACCACATGGTGGGCCGCAGCGCGTTGATGCGCAGCCGCACCAGCATCGTGGGCACCGGCCTGGTGTGCCGCCCCGCGATCGACCACGAAGCCCTGCGCATCGATGCCGACGCCGCCACCGAATACAACCGGCAGTTGCGCGCCTACTTCGAGAGCTGGGCGGAAGACCCGAACGAATGCGACATCGAGGCGACGCTCGACTTTTACGGGCAGCAGAGCCTGTCGCTGTTGTCGGCCATGGCGTCCGGCGACTGCATGGCGTTGACGCCGTGGGAGCGCCGCCCCGGCGGCATCCATGGTCTGAAACTGCAGCTGATCGAAGCGGATCGCGTCTGCAACAAGCATGAAGCGCCGGACAGCGCGACGTGCATCGACGGCGTGCAACTGCGCGGCTCAACGCCGGAAGGCTACTGGGTGCGCAGCAAGCATCCGGGCGATGCCATCGACATGGGCATGCCATCGTGGACGTTCTACCCCGCCTTCGGTGGCGACACCGGCCGCCGCCGCGTGCTGCATGTCTGGAACGACAAGGAGCGCCCGGAACAAGTGCGCGGCGTGCCGTTCCTCGCGCCCATCCTGGAGCCGCTGAAGCAGATCGAGCGCTACTCCGGTGCGGAGCTTTCCGCCGCCGTGCTGTCGGCGATGTTGACCGTGTTCATCGAGCGCGCCGAGAGCAGCGGTGGCGGCGGCGAAGGCGGCGAAGACGAAGCGTTCGACACCGACGAAAAAGGCCACGTCGCGCTGGGGCAAGGGGCCATCGTGGACCTCGCCGAAGGCGAGTCGGCCAACGTGGTCAACCCGGGCCGCCCGAACGTCAATTTCGATCCGTTTTTCAACGCCGTGGTCAAGCAGATTGGCGCGGCGCTGGAGATCCCGCTGGACGTGCTGCTGCTGCAGTTCAACACCAGCTATAGCGCCGCCCGTGCCGCCATGCTGGAGGCCTGGCGCATGTTCCTGACCCGGCGCTGGTGGCTTGTGCAGCAATTCTGCCAGCCGGTGTACGGGCTGCTGATCGATGAAGGCGTGGCGTCTGGCCGGCTGAAGTTGCCGGGCTACGGCGATGCAGAGCGCCGCCGTGCGTGGACGCGCGCCATCTGGACCGGCCCGGCAAAGGGCGCGATGGACGAATACAAGGAAGCGCTGGCCGCTGAAAAGCGCATCGCCATCGGCGTGTCCAACGAGCAGATGGAAGCCGCCGGCATGACCGGTGAAGACCGCGACGCCGTGTACGCGCAGCGCAAGCGCGAGATCGACCAGCGCCGCAAGGACAACACCTGGTTCCCGCCGCGCGATACCACGGACGCGGGCGCGAAGCCCGTCAACGCAGACCCGGAACCGAAGACGGACCCGAAGACGGACCCGGTGACCACGCCGCCCGCCGATGACGACGCACCGGCAACGCCGAGCAAGGACAACGACGCATGACCGACGCCTTCAGCATTGCGGCCAGTCGGCCGTGGTTGATCCAGCAGGAAGCGCTGGAGACCGTGCTGGCCGTGGCCCAGCGCATGGGCGATCCGGAAGCCCTGCAGGCGCGCACGGGCCGCCCGCTGGACAACGCCCGGCGCGTGAGCATGCGCGACGGCGTGGCGGTGATCCCGGTCACCGGCCCGATCTTCCGGTACGCCAACCTGTTCAGCGAAATCAGCGGTGCCACCAGCACGCAGGTGCTGGCCACCGACATCCAGGCGGCGCTGGACAACAAGTTCGTGCGCGCGATCGTGCTGGACATGAACACGCCGGGCGGCGAGGCCACCGGCATCAATGAACTGGCCAACCTGATCCGCGAGGGTCGCAAGATCAAGCCGATCAAGGCCTACGGAGGCGGGCTCATGGCCAGCGCTGGGTATTGGCTGGGCAGCGCCGCAGACGAAATCATCATCGATGACACCGCGATGCTGGGCTCCATCGGCGTGCTCATGTCCTACCTGGACACCAGCGAGCGCGACACCAAAGCCGGCGTGCGCCGCGTTGAGATCGTCTCCAGCCAGTCGCCTGACAAGCGCGTTGACCCCGCCACCGATGAAGGCCGCACGAAGGTGCAGGCCGTGGTCGATGGCCTGGCGGAATTGTTCGTTGCCGCCGTGGCCACGAACCGCAACACCACGCCCGAGAAAGTGCTGTCCGACTTCGGTCGCGGCGGCGTGCTCATTGGCCGCGCTGCCGTCAAGGCCGGCATGGCTGACCGCATCGGATCACTTGAAACCGTGATCGCCGAGCTTGCCGGATCCGCAAGCAACTCCACGAGGAATACCACCATGTCCAGCAAGTCCGGGCAGGTCACGGTTTCGACTACCGACGACCTGCGACAAGCGCTGGCGGCTGGCTACACCGCCGACCAGATCACCATTGCGTCGAATGACGCCGCCATCGCCACCGCGCGTGCCGAAGGCGAAACCGCGGGCCGCACCGCCGCGACCGCTGAAGCCGTCAAGGCCGAACGCGAGCGCATCAACGCCGTGCAGGCGCTGGCGCGCGAGGGCTTCGATGCGGAGTTGAAGACCGCGCTCGATGAAGGCCACTCGCCCGAGGCGTTCGCCCTAGCGCTCATGAAGGCGGCGCAGGACCGCGGCGTGACCCTGGACGCGATCAAGAAAGACTCGCCGCCTGCGGCCGGTCACGGCGGCGCGGGCGATGACAACAAGGGCGGCCCGCGTATCTCCGCCAAATCCATCTTCGACCAGCGCCGCGAGGCGATGGCCAAGTCCGCCAAGTAACCGGAGCCGCCACCATGGAACTGAATCAGAATCCCCGCACCGGCGACTTCCTGCTGTCGGAAGCCCCCGGCACCTTCAGCCGCGACAACGGCATCCTG